TAGTCGAACAGGAAGTCGCCCTGATCGTCGGTGCCTAGGAAGTAGAACCCGGGCACGGCCGTTACAGCGTGCGTGCCATTCAGGCCGTGCGCGAGCCCTGCGACCGTCACCGACTGCCCGACTGCAATGTCGGTGGCGGTCAGCGTTTGGATCACGGCCACCCCATCGACACGCTGATGATGCGTTATCGAATAGGTGGCCATGATCGCGATGCTGGTTCAGATCAGACGAACTTGACGAGCAGATCCGGGGCCGGGGTGAACGCTGCGACATAGCCACGCCATGCGATCGTGCGGCCAAGGATGCTCGGCACATCGATGCTGATTGCGCCACGCTGCTGCTCGTAGAACTCGAAACCTGCGGCTGCGCCGGCCATGTGGCCGATGAAGCTGCCGGGGCAGTCCTTGTCCACGACGATGTTTAGGCCAAGCGGGTTGCCGTTGAAGCTGCCGGCCTGCATTGATCCGGGGGCGTTCATCGGATTGACCGTGGCGAACAGCGGCCGGTTGCTGTCATCGACCAGCGAGCCAAGGTTCCCCCACACGGTCGGGCTGACGACCAAATGGGTTGGCAGCCGGTTGGTGGTGCTGGCGATCGTGGCTGCTGCACCGTAGATGCCGCTGATCATGTCCTGCGGGACGGTCGAATCCCACGCCTGCGTTTGGGTGATGCTGGTGTAGCACTCGTCGATGGCGTATTCGTTGGTGGCCTGTCCGTACGCGATGCCAAGCTGATTGACGACAATGGCCACGCTGTTCGGATCCGTCCAATCGATGTCCTGTTCGGACAAAGTGACGTAGTTCCCGAATGTCACCTTCTGCACATCGTTGTTGGCGATGGTCATGGTGGTGGCGTTCACGGCCGTGTTCTGTGATGCCTGCTCGGCTGCGACCGGATAGACCGTGATGACCGGGCGACGGAAAGTCGCACCGCCAGCCGGCAATGCTCGGGTGCCGATGGCCGAAACGAACGGCCTGACCGGATCCAGCTGCGAAAACACGCTTCCCACGATCGGCTCGGGCAGCACGCCCGGCGTGTCGGTGGTGATCACATCGGGCGCAGCGGCCTTGATCTTGGCGTTGAATTCAGCGAATTCCGATCCACCGGCAGCGAACTTGACGATGTATTCGGCTGCGCTCGGCATCGAAAACGCCTTGCGGGGTTCGGCCGGCAGGGCCGGCGTGGGGATGATGGCCGGGGCTGCGGCCTCGATGGGTTCGGTCATTTCGTTTTCACTTTCGGGTTGTGGGGTTGGTTCGGGTTGTTCGTCGTCGGGGGCCGATGCGGTCACCGATTCGATTCGGGCTGATTCAAAGGCCGGGATCGCCACCAATGACAGCTCATGCCAATCGGCTGCTTCGACCACCATGGTGCCGGCCTGATCAAATTTGAATTTGGTGGGCACGACACCAACGCTGACAGCATCGATGGCCCCCATTTTGAGCAGCTCGAGCGTGTCGGTTGCGTCACGGGTGTCGGCCAGCTTGGCGGTGAACATCATGCCATCGGAAGTGTTCACACGCTCGGTGACAAGACCCCTGATCTTTGATAGGTCGTGGCCTTCGATCAGTTTGGGGGCTCTGCCGCCTTCGGATAGCGCACCGGGCATGAACATGACGCGGGTGCCGCTCGAGTCAGTCGTGGTGACATTCCACGGGCACGCCAGCCCGGTGATTGACCGGGCCGGCTGGCCATCGGGGGCAGCGCAATCCAAGCTGAAATTGGCGGCTTCGAAACGGATCATGTCATCCCATTTTCTGCTGATGGCACCGCTGGTTCAACTAGGGGCGTATTGATCAGGTCGTTGTCCCCTAGGTAGTCATCCAAATCGAATTCAACATGGGATCCCCTAGGTAGCACATTGTCCATGCTTAGGGTTTCCTGTATGCAATCCAAATAGGGTTTTGCGCCGAACAGGTACAGGTCTTGGCGGGCCTGTTGGGCGTTTTGGTAGGTGTAGCCGGGCACCCCAATGCCAAGCAGGTAGGGCGGGATGTTGGCGACTCGGGCGAGCTCGAGGGATGCGAATTGGCGGGATTCAACCAGCTGCAATTTGCTTGGGTCGCTGCTGAATTCGTGCCATTCAACGAATTCGTTTAGGGCCCCGATGGCGTTGCGTTGCCGGGCGGCTGACCATGCGGCTGCGAGCTCTGAAAGCTCATCGGCTGACATCGGTTCACCGCCACGCTGCTGCAAATAGCCTGCGCTGATTTCATTCATGGCGAATCGGCGGGCTGAATCATCCAGCCGGGTAGCAATGTCGATGGCCCTCGAGCCCTGATAGATCAGGCCCATGATCGGGCTGATGAATTGCACGACATTGGCCGGGTCTAGCTCGATGCCATTGAATTCGATCACTTCGGATGGCTGAAAGAATTGGGGCCCAATTTGGCCGGGCGTTTCGATGTTGGCAATCGGCAGGTACCTAAATGCGCTCGGGTAGCCGGTGCTGTACCGGGCGGTCACATACCAAAAGCTGCGGCCGAAAAAGAACAGGTCGCTGAATGTTTGCGACATGATCAGGTTGCGGGTCACGCCCGGATCAGGGCGGGTAAACCATGATTCGCCCGGGGCGTAAACCTTGTCATACTCGAGCTCGTCGGGATTCCATGCCAGCGAGTATTTGCGTAGATCCAAACAGCCGACCATCGATGCGATTAGGTCGCGGGCCCGGCTGATTGTGGGGATCTGCAGGGCTCGCAGTTCGGCCGTGGCGGTCATGTAGGTGTAAACCTGATTGATCGCTGTTTGCGTGGCCCCTGATGCGGCACCCTTGATTTCGGGGGCTACAGCAAATGCGGCTTTGCGGTTTCCGAACAGACCCATTGCGCCTAGTTTCCCATAGTTGGCAGGTCGGGTGCTACTAGGTCAGCTTGACGCAAACGCTGGTTTGGTTTTGACGACCGGCCGGCTGGCTTCGGCGGCCGCCCACACCATGCACCGGGCAAGCTCGATCGGCCCCGGTGATTTCTGCGATGACAGCACCACCGCATTGTTGGTTTTGGCGAGCACCGCCCGGCCGACATGATCGGCCAGCGTGGTTTCCCCTGTATGCCATAGGCGGCCCTCGAGGATCGCTTGCCGTACCAGCCCGGTGTATTTGATCAGCTCGCCATAGCCGACCGTGTGGGTGCGCCTTCGCAACGGTAGTGGGGTGTGAAGCTCAAGGCCGGGGGTGATCGCCAGCTGTAGTTGCGGGTCGGTCATGAGCCGATCGATTTCGGCCCACATTTCGGTTTCGGATTCAGCCACAAACCCGACCGTGACCGTTACCCCATGTTCGGCGGGGCCGGCCAACACGCCCACATAGCGGGATTCATCGACGGAACTATCAACGGCCAGCACGGTCGGCCGGCAAGGTAGATCCGTTTGCCGGTTGGCGAACAGGTCGGGGGGCAGCCACGCTTCCGATGATGCGATCCACAGGTTCAGGTGAGCTCGCAGGAAGCTGGCCCGATCCATGGTCGATTGGGCGGCCTCGAGCGCATCAAGGGTGACCGTGTGCCCCAATGCCGGGTTGGCCCATCCCCACCAGCGTCGATCATCCGGGTTGATCCCGGGCGGCGGTGACCATTCGGCGTAATACAGCCGGCCGGCCTGCTGCTTGTCGATCGCTTGCATGGCCTGTTCCCTGAACCTAAGCAGGCAGACGCTCGATTGATCACCGGCCGTAGACCACATCGAGCACAACGGGTTTTTCCGGGCGATCTGCGACGGTAACAGGGCATCAAAAATCACGGTCGGCTGGATGTCCCACAGTTCGTCCACCAAAATCAGGTCGTAGGTGCCGCCATGGTGATTATCTTTGGCGGCCGCCATCCTGAACACGGATCGATCGGGCATTGTGACCTGCTGTGATCCGTTGCCCCACCTGACCTGCGCCCCAAACTTGGTTTCGAGCAGCTCGGCCAAAGCCCTGAACATCGGCATGGTGCGATCAAGTTTGTTGCTGACCAGCAAAACCGATTGGGGTTCGCCTCGAGTAGCAGCAAGCTCGGTCAGCCACCAGCCAGCCAAAGCACGCAACGCAAACGACTTGCCCTGTTGCCGGCCGGTTGATGCCACCGCCAGCCGATGCTGAAAGTTCCCGGCATCATCCGTTGCCAGCTGACCGGCCAAAACCCTGACCTGCCACGGCATCAGCTCAATGCCAGCGACCCGGGCGGCCCACGCACTTAGGGCAGGGCCAAGGCTCGAGGATCCAACGATGGGTGTTTCCAGCCTCGGCTCGACACGGCCGAAACCTGACAGATCAGGCCCAAATCGGTCTGATTCGTCGTCCTGCGGCTGCCCTAGGGGGATATATGTGCA